CATCTTCTCGGCGGCACTCATCGCCGGAGCGAACTGCTCCGTGAGGCGTGCCTGTAACGCCGACTCGCGGGCGGCGAGTTGCTCGGCGCTATAGAGCTGCACCGTGCGACCGTCCTCGAGCTCCACAGACGTTGGCGTCATATCGATCGCCTGTGGCTGTGCGGGTTGTGCCTGCCTGGCCCCGAGCGTGCGGGCTGCGATGGATCGCAGCTTGGCGCCGTGGTCCGGGTGGGCCTGAGCCTGCGCGATCAGCTTCTGTATGAACTCAACGGGGTCTCCGGTGTACTGCTTGAAGAACCCGATCGAGTCTTCTAACGTCTGCTGATCGATCTGCTCCGCCCATGCGAGCTTCTGCGCGCGCTCCTCAGCACTTTTCAGCCGCGTATTCACTTCATCGAAGCGCGTCCGCGGGATGTAGGGGCTGCGGTCGTCCGTCGTCTGGGGTGGTGTCGAGTCCTGAACAGCCGGCGTTGCCGCCGCCGGAGGCGTCGCGATCTCTGCGTCAGGAGTGTCGGATACGGGCGAGGTATCCGCGGCGTACGCCGACTCAAACGTGAGGGGGGGCGTCGTGTCGCTGTTTCCGCCTGTGAGCTGTTCGTCCATCGTGTCGTCCTTGCGGCGATACCGCGCGCCGCCTCGCGAACCGTGAGCACACACAAACAAAAAGCGCCGTGCAGGAACCCTTGCGAGTCCTACACAGCGCCCTTGTCTGTGGATGCCCTTGTCTCCTCTCCACGCGGGCTGCGTGTTGTCGGCGCGGTAATTAGTCGCGCCCAAGAGAGAGAGTCAATCTGCTAGTACTTACTGCGTCCTAAAGTCCCCATACCGAGCATCGCGACAAGCGAGTTCTGCTCAAGCTGTGAGTTCTGCATTCCACGCGCAATTGAGGCCCACTCACCCATCGGGCTGTTCCCCATCTGGCGCATGGATTCCATCATCGCTTTCTGCGTCCGAAGCTGGCCCAGCGCGACCGTGTAGTCATTCAGCGTCGGGCAGGATTCGCCCGGAATCTCAGCGGCGTTGTTCACCATCGCGAGAAATTCTGAATCGTTCACGGTCGCTCTCGCTTCTTCGTGGTCGCCGGACTCTCCACCGGCAACCCGCAACACTCGTTCACACACACGCGCTGGCCGCTCGGTCTCACGACAATCTGCGGCTTCGCACAGGAGCAGGGCATCAGACCCACCGCGACGTGTGATCCGATTTGTCCGAGCCTTGCTGCCCGACGTGGCGCTCAAACGGGACCAACCCGCGCGCGGACACTTCACGTCGCAGCTGACTCTTGCTCTCGATCCACACATCGGTGTGACCGAGCGTATCGAAGAAGCGCGGCCCGCCAGCAATCGTGTCATCGATGATGTGCGGCACAGACGGCGCGTGCCCATCGCGGCACCACGGCCAGCTGCCTACGACGAGCGTTTCCCCGCAACCAGGGCAGGTCACATGATCCCCCCGCCGGCCCCGGATACGGCTGGTGCGCCAGAACCCTGCATCCCGCCGGTCTGATCGACGGCGTGCTTGCTCAAGCCTTCCATCGCGGCGACTTTCCCACCGTGCGGCGGCTGGCCTTTCTCGGCCTGCTTCTGCATCGCGGCTTCCTGCGCCTGCGCTTCCGCGAGTTGCTGCGCCTGCAACATCAACCCCTGCGACTGCGAGATCGCTTCCGGCGAAATCTTCACCCCGAGGGCTGCGAGAATCTCCACGATGATCGGCGCCTGCGGGGCCACCAGATCCTCACCCTTGAAACTCAGCGAGAGTTTCGGAGGTTCGGGCTTCGGTGGTTCCGGCGTCTTCACCAGCTGATTCGGGTCGTAGTGCATCTTGACCGCGAGCTTTTTCAGCAGGTATTCACGGTTCGAGAAGGGATCGTTCGCGAGGAACGTATATTCGTCCATCGCGCGCTTGCGGTCCTGCGCGAGGTCCGTTCGCAGCGCCGAATCCGGCAGTGCGGAGAACGCCAGCGGCGATCGGATGGTCTTGCGCCACGTATCCCAGATGCCCGCGAGCGATTCCCCGACGATCGCGGCGGCATCTTCCACCGGCAGATACCGGCAGATGAGCGTCGAGAACTTGATCGTCCCGCGAATATCCCAGTCAAGGACGATCCCGCGCTCGAAATCCAGGCGCGCGTTCTGGTTCGCGCTCTGGATCTGTTCCGCGGTGGCGGTCTGACTGGATCCACTCTGGACACCCGCCCCGGAACCATCGATCCCGGCCGTGCGGGCGATGTCATCGTCAATCGCCTGCTGGCCGAGAAATGACTCACGCGGGATGGACCCCTGCGGCAGTTCCACGATGTTCTGGTCGAGCGGAAACGCTTCGTCTGGCAGCCCCACCATGCCGCCAATCGGGCTCCGCACGATCTTCGACATGACATCCGTGGGGAGGGCCGATAGCCGATAACCCCACTTCAGCGTTGTCGCATCGCGGAACTGCAAGCACTGATTACGGTAGATGTTCAGCTCGTTGACGAGCGGGCGGATCATGGTGCTATCGCTCGGCGGATACGCCGTGTCCGTCATCGACCGCACATTCAGCGGGTGAAACGAAAACCCGATAAGCGAATCCGGGGTCAAGCTCCCATTCGCGTCGAAACTCTGATGCGGGGAGTCCTGATGCACAACTGGCTGATCCACCCCATCCACCAGGATCAGCTGCGTGAGGTGGTCCGGATGCACGATGTCATCCCGAAACAGCACCGAGCGATACTCGAGCTCCACGCCCGTGAAGACCTTCTCCCCTTCGGAGGTCCCGCGGCCGTGGTCGAAATGCTGCTGGCTGTCGGACGACTTACTGCCGGTGAAATCTTCGGGGAGGTGGTACTTTTCCCGGTTCGCCTTCGTCAGCGGGAGTTCGAACTGCATCCCCAACCAGGGGGCCCGGTCCCACTCCGTCGAGCGGAAGTTGTGCGGGATGAGCCCCTGCTTCGGCGGGAAGTAGTGCCCGTACACCGTGCGCTTGACGGGAATCGGAATCTGCCGCACCTCGCCCGTCAGGGGATCTGTCACGTCCTGCACGGAGGCGTGCTGTTCGAAGCCGAACTTCACCCAGCCAATCCCTGACGTATTCAGCACGTCAAAGAGCGCCTGATGCACCATGCGCTTCGCGTCGATGCCTTCTGGACCACGCTTCGCGTTGATGATCGTCTGATGCGCCTGCATCGCGACACTCTGCGAGATGGGCTGCGCCTGTCCGTTCGCATCAGGCGGTCCCATCAGCGGCGCCGGAATCCCCGTCATGGGGTCCGGCTGCATAATCGGCCCCTCCATCAATGGAGACGGAATCAGCGTCATGTCCGCGCGCTGGTAGTAGAGATCCGCTTTCTTGCGCTCTACGATCGTGAAATCGCGATTGGTGTTGATGTCCTGCGCCCAGCGGGTCGGGTCCTGCGAGGCTTGCGGGGCGTAGGCTTTGAGGTTCGCCTCCCACCATGGTTCCATCTCGCGGCGGGTCTTCAGCGCGAGGTCGATCTGCTGGCGGAACTTCTTCGTCGCTTCCTCGGACAACGGGAGCATGGCCGAGACAGGCTCCACCTGCGGCGCCAATGGCGCGTCCATACCGTCTGGTAGGATGTGCGGCGGAAGCTCAGATCTCGGTGGAAACATCTACTTCTTTACCTGTAACGCAGACCACAGACGCGACATCTTCGCGGCGATCCGATGCACGCGGTGAAGATCAAGCGTCACGCTCCCCAGCCACCAGATCCGATCGAGACGGCGATCCGCATCCACGCGTTCGTTCCTCGTACTCATCCGCGCCTCGCCAGGACACCCGTGGACTCCGTGCCCATCTTCTTCCACCAGGCCAGGGTCCCCCGCTGAACGGGCGCCGCCGATGGCACCATCGATAACGGCGGCCGCGACATCACGAAATACCGCAGCGCATCGGCGGCGTGATCTTCCCCGTCCGAGTCCACATCCTCCGGCTTGTGTTTGTCCGACACGAGCGCGGGAATGGTCCGCGCGGTATAGGGACACTCCGGGCTCACGGTCAGCCACGGCACCCCGTCGGGTGCGTCCTTCAGCCAGTGCCGGAACCGCTGCCAGCCCAGAGGGCGATCCGAGGTCCCTAACCGTCGCTTGTCCGCCTGCACCAGCTGCACGCCGTTGCGCTGAAACGTCTCGGCCATCGACTCCCCCACGGTGCCGTCCGGCGTCCACATCGCCGTATCCGCGACCGTGTAGGAGGGCTTCACCTGCATGTCTTTGGTGCGTCGAGTAATTTCCCGCGCCACATCAGCAGCCAGCGTCCGGGAAAAGACGTATTCGTGCTCGAGATACCACCGCCCACTATCCGGCAGCTTGACGAGCCAGAGACAGACACCAGGCTTGACATAGCCCCAATCGACTGCTCGCACCCGTTGAAAATGACTCGGGTACTGGACGTGCTCGGCGGAAACATGCTTCGCTTTTCTCCACTCCCCAAAGTACTGCCCGGGAAAAATATCCCAATCCCCAAAGCGGTAGGCCCGCGCCAACTCCTCAGGCAACGATTCCAGATTCGCCGCATACTCCACCTGATCCAGATGCGGGTTATCGTCTAGCGTCGCCGGGATATACTCGTAATCCCCCGGCTCGTACCGCGGGTCTTCCTTCCGCGTGATGTCTTTCCAGATAAACCGCCGTCGCACCCAATGACTCTCCGGCCCGCCCGGATTCGTCCCGCCCCGAATCACCGGCTTAATCCCACTCGCCTTCGGCGCCCGCGCTCGAGACCGCACCAGCAGATACTGCTTCTCCGTAAACGTCACCAACTCGTCAAAGTAAATCGCGTGATACTCCGTCGAGAGATACTTGCTGAGACTCGCATCGTCCTCGCAATGCCCGAACCGCAACACACTCCCGTTCCCGAAGACCACCTTCCGATCGCTCTTCAGATACGTCGCCGGCAACCCGTTCGCAATGTCCACCGGCACCCCGTCCAGGTGCGTCGCCTCCAACTCCGGATACCTCATACTCAACAACA